TAATAGCCCCATTTACTAAAGGTGTGCCATGTGGCTGATAACTGGAAGATACTACCTTGGTAGTAGTAAAGTCAGTAGGAAGATCAAAAGCATGATCACTAAATTGTTCGAGAGCATATATATCAGATCCATTAATAGTTCTTTTTACTGCTGAATATACATCAGTAGTAGTTGCTGTAATAGATTCATAATTACCATTTGTATTCCATTGTAACCATCCAGCTATCTTTTCATTTCTTTGAGATAAGAATACTGCAATAGTACCATCATCATTGACTAAGAAATAAAACTGTTCAGTTCTATTTGGTACACTCGATAGCTTTGCTGAATCAGTAGGATTGCTAATCAAATGACTAGATAACAATGATATACTATGTGACGTGTATTCTTCTGCTGATTCACTATACAAATATTCTCTAACAGTTCTACCATTATTTTGCACAAATACAGTTGCATTATCAAACTGTCTAGGCTTTGCTTGTAACTGCGAACCAAATGTAGATTGATTAACTATACGAATATCTGTTGGTGTTACTGGTTGTGATACTGGTGGTCTAAGATAAAACTCCCCAGTACTTGTTAGTATCTGTAAGTTCTTACCAGATACTAGATGTCTTATCTCGTTGATTTGATCTGATGCAATTTGTATCTGTATTGATTCATCATCTTCTGCGTCACCAACATCAAAGTTAAAAAACTGCCCTATCTTACTGCCTTGTATCCCATCTGGAAATGCAGGTACTCCAGCAAAATATAATCTTTGTTCATGAAACGCAACTGTTTGTGGGTAGCCATTAACAGCACCAATGATTTGTTCATCCCATGTTTTAGTAGGTGGATGTCCTACAATCTTAACATTAACACCACCAGCATCTACAGAGTTGTAAGCAATATCACTATTAGATGCTGTAAAGGTAAAATGGTTATCGTCTGTTACTGTAATAGTAAACGTTCCATTAAGATGAGTATAATCCAAACCTTGCCCTTGATCATTAAATATATCTTCAGAACCACTGATAGTAATACTAGCACCAGTAGAGAATCCATGTTGTACCATAGTAACTTCTACAACACCAGAATCTTGTGTTGTTCTAAAAGGATCATCATCTAATGCAATCTCAACATTACCTCTTAATGTTCCAGTAACAACTGTACTGCTGGTGTATCCAGTAATCTCTATCTCTGTTCCATGATATCTAATAATCTGTCCTACATAGTCTGATGTCCAATAAGCTGAAGATGTAGTGCAGGTTACACCAGTTGTACCTTTAGCTGTTGCGTCAATATCAAGTGTTATTCCATTATCAGCAAACTTGTAGTAAGGTTGGTAAGTTACTTCTCCATTTGTGCTTTCTTCAAAGGCAAATGCAGTAAGAGTAAATGTAGTAGCACCAGTACGTTTTAATATCTGTGGCATAAAATCTTTGTGTACTACAATCATAGTATCACCAGTCTGTGATAAATCTAAATCAAATAACTGAGATGTAGTCCAAGGACAACTAGTTATAGTTTGTAGTAGTGTGCCATTGGTAGAATAAAATTTAACTGCTGTGTTTTGAAATGCGACAATGTACTCTTGCCCTTGAGAGAATACAAATGATTCTAATCTTGATTGACCACCAAGGTTTGCTCGATAAGCAGATCCACATCTTCTTTCAACACCACCTTGGTTAATAGGGATAACGTTTCTAGCTTTCTTTAATCCAGCACCATAAGCTTGTAAGTCTGTCCTAGATACCATATTAGGATCTAACTCACCTCTTAGAAAACTGGATTGATGTATTCTTTGCAAAGCCATATGTTATCCTATGGAGATGTTGCAGTAATATCATTCAATGCTGATCTGTTCCTAACATTTCTAAATCTATCTACATTAGCACGTCTTGTTGTCTGTGCTTGTGAATCAATTGATTTGGCTTGTTGTAATTGTGCTACTGCTCTTTGTGCATAAAGATTAGCTAGTTGATCATTTCTAGCTATAGCACCAGCAAACAAAGATGCTAGTTCGAAAACTAGCACCTTTGCGAAGTAAGGGGGAAAGATACTTTCACTTGGTTGGAAGGTATAATCAGCTATTACAGTATCACTGGTTGATGTGTTTGTAAATATATTTTGCTCATATCTATCATAATTAATTACACTATCTGATACAGTTACTGTGTGAAGTATTAATGCATCAGAAGGTAAAGCATATGAAGATTCATATCTTGCGTCTGGATTTGTTGTGTTTTTACTTAGTTGTACTTGTTTGGAAGCAAATCTCCATCTGCATTTTGTTAGCAGATCTTCTAATGTTGTTTCATATAATTGATTTGCGACTATAGATTCTGTGGTGTTTTGGCTAAAACTAGTAATGGTATTAGCACCAACTAATACCAAAGCTTGATTACATATATCAAATTTACTTAATGCCATAGTGTCCTCATGGTGAGGGGGGCGAACCCCCCTCTAGTTGGTTATGTACCGTTAGTAACTGTAACAGTTGCCGCACCAGTAGCTGATGTAACAACTAAAACGTCTACTGCAGGTGTGCCACCAGTTGATGTAACAGCATTGATAATGTCAAACTGTTTCAATTCATTGGTTGCGTTGTTGAAGTAGCCAGATGCTATAACAGTCGCAATTGCGTCTGCTGAATCATAGTAGAAGATTCCATTAGCACCACCAGCAACTTTCTTTAAATTACTTGCAGAATAAGCCATTTGTTATCTCCTTTACTCTGTGATTTGTACTTTAATAGCACCGTTGTTATCAATCATAACTGCACCCATGGACATATATGATGTAACAAGGTTACTTACTTTTTCTGGGATGTAGTTAATTTCTGTTCTAATATCTGTACCCATGCCAAGTCCTACAGATGTTCTGTGGAACGCATGACATTCACGAGTTGTTGAAGATATTGATAGACCAGAATGTGTAAACCACATAAAGCCCAACCATCTTTTAGCTGTAAGACCACCAGCATATGGTAGATCAGCTTCACCTACGTATTCCATACGTGAGAACTGGTCAATTTGTAGAAGGTCTGCCCATCCTGCTGGAGATACAACGAAGTATCTTTGTCCATCATCAGGAACATCGCCTTCACCAAATGATTCATATACACTTAGTGCTTTTGCTAGTGTTAGTCCAGCAGATCCGTGAGCAATATTATTACTGTTTGTACCAGCATCTAGTACGTCAATAATAAGTTGGTCAGTTTTTCTACCTAGAGCGGCAGAAGCAGATGTTGCTAGAACTTGTCTTTCATCTATGTTTGTTTTCAATTCATCTAGTCTGTCGACATAGTCAGCAGCATAGAAGTCTGAAAGTGTAACGTCAACATTAGAATGGCTGATATCCATTGTTGGTACTTGTGCGTGTCTGCTTTTTGATACTGCACTACCTGTGCCAACTTTTTGGAAACGAGCCTGATTCCCAGTAACGTTAGATTGCCTTACTGTATTACGCAGTTTTGAACCCATACGTTGGTAAGCCATATGAACTTCGGCTTCAAACTGCTTAATAAAGGCATTACTAATTGTGGTAGCCATAATGCTCTCCTTTAAGTTAAAAGTTAAAAATCAAACAGTTATCCAACTTAGACTATATCGGTTGCCCATTTCGGACCTATTTCATCTAATATGGGCTGTGTACCATATTTGGTTACACTAGGTAACCTCTTATAGAAATACATTATTTTTACACCCTTGACAAGTGTATGTTGTGGTCTGAAGCTAAACCCTTGCCATTTTAACCATTTTATTGAGGTTTCGTTCTCTGAAATTATGTAATTTGATACATAAGAGTAGTGTTCTTCTAGGTAGGATAACCATCTTTTATTCTTTCTTAAGAAATCTAAATAGTGTTCTTCGATTAAATCAGACGCAAGAAACCATATTCTACCAATTGATTCGTTGCGTGCTATAGGCATAACACCAAAGATACCGACAACATCACTTTGTTTTGTGAAGATTGTATAAGTATGGATGTTTTTGAGTTTGCTTCTGAAAGGAATCATCAAGGATTGTAGGGGATCTAATCCCCAAAGTGCAATCTCATACTTATCAATCTGTCGGATCTTTGGTGCTAATTCCCAACAGTGATCTGGTACTGTCTTTTCAACAAATAAGCTTATCGGTATAACCTTGCATAAGCATCATCAACTCTCCTAACAAAAGCTGGATCTCTTTCTTTAGGATCGTAGTACCTTCGATCAGCCATCATAGCCCTCAAATCTTCAGCAGTTAATGGTCGTTCTGGCTGTGCAACATCATTAGCTCTGCTAATAGTTTGCCTTTGTGTTTCCATCATTCTTTCTAAAGCTTCTACACCCTCAGCAGTTGCACCTAATGTACTAGCAACAGCTTCATATTCTTCTGGTGAAAAGAAAGATGATGCCCAGCTATTAACAGCTTCTAATCTTGCATCAGCATTTTCGCCTAACTTACCACGTTCTGTTTCTATATCTGGCATATTACCTAAGTAACTGTCAATATATTTATTAATGCCTTCTTCAAATATTTCTTGTGAGTAAGCATTTTCATCACAATGTTGTCGCCACCAATCTGTCATAGGGTTAGCTTCAAGCATTTCCTCATTAACACCTTCTGGTAATTTAGGTAGCTCATAGCTTTCTGGCTTTTCAGAATCAGCTTCTTCTGACAATTCATTGATAATTACTTCACGTAATTCATCTTTCTTGCCACCAACATACTTCTCAAGGTTGGTATATGCCTTACTAAATTCTTCCATG